GGTTCCCAAGGCAACTGTATGGTGTTGTTGTGGTTGGCAATGTACATCAGTATGTTTCTTTTACAATGTCAAACTGATCAGCAGGCCACTGTTTTTTGAACTCTTCGCTCTTGACATATTCGTTGTAGCTCTTGGCTTCAAAGAACATTTTTTTAAACACAGAGGTAAATGTGCCCTTGGGGCTGATTGTCAAGTAAATCGATTTTGCTTTGCCGGCCATGATGATTCCTTTTGATTATTTGCTTGATGTATGTGTGGAGGTTTTAAACAAGAAGCCGCACAACACAGTCAGCCCCCAGGCCTGCAACCAGGTCACTTCAGAGACACCTGCAACAGCGCTAACCAAGCAACCGTTCCATAGCAGATACACAGGCAAACTCAGCAAGAAGCTCAGTAGCAGTAGACCCGCAATACCAAACATAATTGAGCCAAGAATAGTGATAATTTGTTTCATGATGATTCCTTGTTGTGATGATGTATTATAACACAGTTTTACAGACCTGTCAAGACCCTACGAAGCGTCCAACGGCTATCCATTCTGCTGGCAAACCAGCGGAACAGAGCCCTTGAATCGTCCTGCAGGAGTCCGGGTGCGGTACCGGTCTTGCCTCCTCTAAGCATGCTCATATCAAACTCCTCTTGTGTCGGTATTCAGGTTGGGTTTCATATCGCGGATCAAACCACGCTCTAAATTGTGGGCTTCGGTCTTGCCGCGCACCACAGACAGAACACGCACAGTGAATTCACCAACACCACGCTCACGCATGGTCTCGTACAGCATCCAGCTCTTGTCTTCAGAGCGCATGCGGTAAAAGTGCTTGCGGCAACGAGTAATCACTGATTTCTTCACAGTGCTTTCGGTTTTGGCAGTAACACCGATGTAAAAATCAGCGCCAGACTCAATCATGTAAATCACATGAGTACGATCGGTGCGCTTTTTACGGGCTAGTGTTTTTGTGTTCATGTGTATATTATAACCGATCTTGCGTTTTTGGTCAACCGTTTTTGCACATGAAAAGTAGTACTACAAAATTACTACTTTTTACCCCAAAAAGTGTTGCTGTTATGCAACTTTTTCAATGCTAGCACGCCAGTAGCACTCAGGGCCGCCGCAATCTTGGCGATATTTGTAGGCTTCTGCTTCTTCAAGGGTGGTGAAATACCTGGTGTCTTCGGGATCAACTCGTTGCACACCACAGTCATATTCTGTCACTGTGACTTTGTACAGTGTGGAAAGTTTGACTTCTGCCATTTTGAGCTCCTTTTGCCTGGGTCACTAACTACTACAATTACAGTATAAGCGATCTGGGATTTTTGGTCAACCTCTATTTAGGCCCCGGGTAAACTTAACAATGTCCCCATACAGTGCAAACATGCTGGCTTCTTGACCGTCAAAAAATACCAGGCGAGGCTTTTTGCCCAGTTGTATAAAATATGGATGAGTCAAATGTTTGTTCAGTGCAACCAAGTGCCCAGCATGTGCAGTAGTACCAGGTGGTATATCAAACTCGTAGCTTTCGATACCCAGTTGTTTGAACACTTGATAACCTTCCAAACTCAGACGTAGGCCACCAACGGGGCGAATATCTTGCCACCAATCTTTCAAAGCTATTTCCAAATTCAAGCCATAATCGCCGGGCAACAGCGACAGCGTGTGTTTGGTATAATCTAGTTTAGACAGCATTGGGGAACACTTGGGCTCCCTGTGTCAGCAATACCACAGAGAACTTGTCTGTTTTGAATTGTGTATTGAGTTTGCGAGCCAGATTGATGGCATGGCCTGGATTTGAAAAAGATACTTTTTTATACTTGGGACCAGGATACTGTGTCAGCATGTTTGAAGTTTTCAAGTTGATAGGCTTCGAATCGTAAAACACTGCCCATACACCCTCGCTGGCCAGCACCTGCTCAGTTTTGTAGGTCTGCTTGTTTGTGTTCTCAATCAACACTTGAGGTTTGGGTCTGCTCATACGTTTATTTATCACATAAACTAGGTACTTTTAAAACCACCGCCTGTGAGTTCTATGGTTATCACTTCGTCTTTTTGTGGAGCACTTTTGTTGTGCAACTGCTCCAAAGTTATCAGCAGTTTGGTAATGTCACTGTGTAGATCTTTGGCATCACGCATGCTCATTATAAAGTCTTTTTGTCCACGACTTTCGTGTGCCTTGATATTGTCAACAAAGCGATTGATGTGCAGGCTCATGGTTCAATCCAGTCTGTTCTAGAGGAATCGTGTGCGTACGGTACGGGTTTCTTTATAGTCATGTTGGGTGCAATATCGTTATCAAAAATTTGTGCCATTTGTTGCCACAGTGCTTTGCGCTCCTGCTCAGTTAGTCCAGCAGAGATCAAGCCGCCGGGCCCATCATGTTCTTGGCGATCTAGTCCGTAGTCATGTCGCCAGGTAAGGCACATGCTGGTTATAATTTGTTCACGAGTTTTTGACATGGCTTGGTTCTTGTCTCATTCGATCACGCCACTGAATTGCGTCTTCTTCGTAGTCAAAATGCGGACTGAGTTCTAGATCTTCATTGTGATCTTCAACCCAAACCCAGCAGTCGTTGTATTCATCATGGACCAGTCGCATGGTATATTATTTCTTTAAAAAACCGCTCAACTCCGGAGACTTCCAGCCCACTGGCTTGAGTACCTTGCCGTCTTCACGCTTGCGCACCTTGCCGGTTTCTCGATCAATCTTGGCAAAGTTTGTGCTCATAACTTCTTTCCAGGCGCCTTCACCGTCAAAGCCAGCACTGTGAATAGCACCAATTGTGACCACCAGGATATCAATCAAGGCATCTAACTGTTCAGTCATGTCATCGTCTGCAATTGCTTGTTTGAGTTCAGCATGCTCTTCGTCTATTAGATTCAAATACATCTTGTACTGAGAAATTGCATACGCATCAGTTTTCTGATCACATGCTCGCATAAACTTTTCTTGGTCCCTGAATGGATTGGTCATTTTGCTTCTTCTTTGCTGTGAAACGGACCTTGGTATGTGTAGCGTTGCAAGGTAATGAGTTTGGGATTCTGAACGGTTTTCCATGTACGGTGTTGTTTCACGCGATACCATCCGGCTGCAAACCAAGACTTGCTTTTGTCTTCTTTGGTAAACAACGGTAGTTTGTGTTTGACATCCCACAGCACATTGAATACCGGGGTGCCAGTATCGTAGCCGTAGGCCTGATTGCCGTGAACCACTGTACTGGTCTCAACCGGAGCAAACTCAATGCCTGACTCTCTGCCCAGCATCTTGATAGTGGTGTAGCGTTTTACGGTGTTTTGTATTTTTACAACCACACCGTTGTTGTCTACTTCAATTTCACCAACCTTGTGGTTGTCTTTTTTCAAGATCCAGTAGCGATCTGCAATCACTGGTTTAGCTAATATCATTCAGAGTTCCTTGGTATGTCTGATTCATCCAACGACCAACCGCGTCAGCATGATCGCTGAGTTTGGTCAGTTCGTACTTGCCACAAAATTTCAAGAACTGCGCACCAACCATGCCCACGTCCTTGTGGCTTATTTGTTCTCGAATAGCAGCATCTACCACGTCCTTGATCTCTTGCGGTTGTGCAGTGAGATCAATCAAGGTACAGTTGCGTTCGTATTCATCCAATACCCGCAGCTCTTTTTTATTGTGGTCGGTCCACCGTTGCAGCATGAGATTGTTCCAGGCGTAGCCTTTTTTGTTTCTATCTTCAAATGCTTCGGTGAGTCCCACTGCCTTTTTGGTGCCCTTGATACGCACACCAGGATATGCACTGAACACATTGTCTCCAGGATCGCCACGCATGCATTTCAAAAACAGCACCCACTTTTGATAGTCTTTGGGCAGTACAAATTTAGGATCATGCTTGTTCACTTTGATCTTGCTGTTGCTTTTGATTTCAAAACTCAAGCTCTTGCCCTTGCCATCACGAACACCATCCACACTGAACAAGTGATCATTTACACCGTTGTAAAGCTGCACATTAGGTGCCACCAACTGCACAAAATCTGAATCTGTGCTGACAATGGTGTGTTGATCTTGTGGGTGCAAGGCTATCCATCTTGCAATGACATCATCTGCTTCAGCAGTGGCACAACGAATCACGCTACAGTTTGTTCGAGTAGACAAATACTTGGTCAGCTCATCATAGGTCTCCCAGAACAGTTTGTCTTCGTCTGCTTCGGTCTCGGTCATGGCACCACGGGCTTCAGCACGATTGGCCTTGTAGGGCTTGTAGTGATCTTTGCGCCAGCTGCGACCTTCCAGTGCAAATACCACATGGTCGCATCCAAGATCACGTGCTACCTTGTTTGCACTCATGATAGTCAAGTGCAGTGCAAAGCCCAGCTTGGTCCAGGTGTCTGCTGCTCGGTGTGCTTGATGCCGAGCACGAAAGAACATGTTAGACGTGTCGATTAGCAGGTATTTCATTGGTGCCTAGTAGTTGGTGGTGTTTAATGTATTGTAACAGATATTCGCCCCAAAAGCAATGAGCTTCAGGCCCAAAATGCCAACTATCTGGTCTAACTGTGACAAACCCTTGTTGTCTTAGTACAAAATCGTACGTTTTTGTTGCATTGTAAGGGTCAATGTAACTTGTGCCCCAATCGTAATGTGTGGACAAATCTTCAAAATGGTTATTGCCGTTGAACATCACATGCCGGATTCCAGCCTGTTTGAGTTCGTTATGAAATGCCCAAATTTCGTCATGTGCTTGTTGACGACACTGATGCCAGTCTATATCCAGCACAAATTGACGGTATCGATCTTGCAGTTCTGGTGGCACGTGATCAATGCCACTGGCGTTGACTTGATAATCTTTGCCGTTGTGCCACCACTCTTGTCGCTCCCAGGTAGTCCACTGTATTACCATAAAGCAGTCTTGAACAGCATCAGGATTGGCAGCAATCCACTCTCGCGTGGTACGCATGATGCGAGCGTTGCTGCAACCTGCCTGTGCGTCTAGGTAAAGCACCGCATATAGCCAGTTGGCAAGTTCGCAACCAAAGCTGGCTCGTTCGTTGTCAGGATGCGGTTGTTGCCCTAGTCCCCAGAACACTTCGTCGTCAAGAGCCCAGGCATGAGAATTCACACACTCTGCTGCGGCCGCATGGCTATCACCATTCACATACAAGATCATTTTGCCAGTAATGTTTTTTCAGTTTCGGCAGCTACCACACGTTTGCGAAGACTTGAACTTGAAAAGCTGTGATCTCTTCCATTGAACACTAGTTCAATGTCACGTTGATAGCATTCGTGTTGGCCACTAAATTCTTTATCTTGATATTCCACACCAAGCACACGAACATCCAGTGGTAGTATTAGCAAGAGGTCAACAAGATCTTGTTCGGTTTGATAGACCACAACTTCATCAACATATCGACAAGCGGCTAATTGTATCTGTCGTTCTACAATGCTTTGTATGGGTTTGTTCTTGGTATTGGGTCTGTCAATTGTGGGATCAGTTTGTAATCCGCATATGAGATAGTCACAGTGGTTCTTGGCTTCTGATAGCATGGCAATGTGGCCTGCATGCAGCATGTCAAAGGTGGAGAAGGTAATGCCAATCTTTTTGCCGTCGGCCTTGAGCTGTTTGATGTGATTGAAAATCATGATACTTCGCTGCGTCCGTTGCCAATGTCTCGAGTGTTTACATACTGCCCTGCACCCTTGATAATGGCTTGTTCTTGTTCCCAAGTTTCCATGACCACATGCCTGCAAACATTTTGAAACCACCGGTCCACAATTTCAGAATCTGGATCATCTTTTTTGAGCATGTATCCGGCCTTGATCAATCTATTCACAAAGATCTCATTCCAGTCTAATTCAAATGCACCTTGGTGCAGATTGTTGGGATCTACATCAATGCCCAGCACGGCAATGTAAGGCTCACCTTTTTCTGTGGCCAGCTGTTTGGCTGTTTTGTCAGGTTCTTTGAACTTGGCTGCTTTGACCTTAGGCACAGGAGTTTCGTCTCCCCATGGCACCGAATCCAGTGGCCTAACATTGGCTTTTGCTTTTTTCTTGAACCAATCAAACATGTTATTTCCCCCAACCATTTCCCCACAAGTCCACATGCAGCCGTGGACTATACCAGTAACCTCGTTTGAGTGCTTCGTCGGCAACATGAATTCTGTTGCCATCATACACACTAACAACACCGCCTACTGGCATCACAAACACAGGACCAGCAAATCCTGCCAGGCGATATTCGTCAACCGCACGATCTAGTTCGTCAAAGTCTGTGACTTTTTCAACCACAAACTTCAAGTATGTGACTCCGTGAGTTTCGTAATCAAGCACAATGTTGGGCTTGATGGCATCTGCCCAGGTTTCGCCTGACACCGATAGCTTGGGACTTACACTAAATGTAATTTCGCCGTGCCAGTTTGCAAGATAGTTTCTGAAGTCTCTAGTGAGATCTTGGGTGCCATTGGTTTCAAATGTGATGTGCCGTAGTCCACGTTCGTGCAACAGGTCCAGTAGTTCTGGATAAGCACGTTGCCAACCCAGCAATGGTTCACCACCTGTGATAACTAGATGAGTATCATTGCCATTGGGCATAATCCAGCTGTTGCTAGGAACTAATTCTAGCATACGTTGGACTACTGCATCGATAGTCAGTAGTGGACTAAATTGTTTGAATCGAGGATCCCATGATGCATAACTGTCACAACCTGTATTGACTAAAGGTAGTTCTTCATAGATACGATATTTTGTAGGGTCAATAAACTCGCGCTCAGTGCTCATCTGTGTGCGATCTTTCATACCAAATCCACCACAGGTAAAATTACAGCCAAATGTTCGCAAGAATACGCTAGGCACGCCAATGAAGCGTCCTTCACCTTGTGCTGAATAGAATATTTCACTGACTTTTAATTTGCTCATCTAAATAATCCATAAAGATAAATTACGCATATTAATGCGTTTAATGTCCATAACTCTGGTTTCTTCCATAACAAGCCAGTAATGACCCAGAATATACCAGCCAAAGAAAGTATGATGATGTTCAGCGGATACACATCAAGACTAGTGAATACAACACCAACAACGGTAATTATATTGGCCAACCATCCTATTAGTTTACTATTATTTTTGAAAAAAGTCAATTGGTCTCACTCAAATAACGATCAATGGTATCGCGACACTGCAATTTACCAAAAGATTTAAACTTGACTTCACATTCTTTTTTAACCCAGTCTGGAAGTTTTAAGAAATCATTTTTGTCTTTTATATTGGGCCAATCTGCTCCTCGATACGCTTCATATTCTTCTAAAAATTCTTTATTTTCTTTTTCTTGAACCAGGATTTTTTCTTGTTTTTTAAATTCAACAAAGAAATCTAGATTTACTCCCGATAAATTTAAGAAATTCAGATTTGACAATCTATCTGTTGTTAGCACGGGAGAAATATCGTTAAGCTGTTCTTGAGTCTCTGCAATTATGTGCAGGCATAGGTGGTAATTATGTTCTATATCTACAGTAATTTCTTCTTTGTGAGTTTTGAGTATTGTTTGGATCGCAGCTATATTTTCAACTATTTGACTATTTTTGATACTAGCGTAATTGCTGTGGGGGAAATAATTTTCAAAAGTCTTAAATCCGAAGTCTTTTAGTTTTTGCACTGCCTGGGGGGATTCACTTATGATCATAAATGGGTGTCGGTGCAATATAGCGAGATATGATCTTTCAGAAATATGGCCTCCTAAAGTTTCTGTTATTATACTAAAATTTCCTAGTTCATAATATTCAGGAGCCGCATCAGCATAGCTACAATCAGACAAGACTTCTTTTAGTTGGGGAAAGACATCATATACCATTCGTTCATTTTTTTGTTTTGTTGCATGTGTAGAACAATATGTATAGAAGTCCGCAAAATTTTCTGGTATTCCGCCTTGATGTTCAGCAAAATAGTTTAATACCTTTAATTTTTGCTTGTCTGAGAATGGAAATGTCCATAG